GGTATTATCACGTTTAGGTAAAGATAGTATCATGATATTGTGTGGCGATAAGTATCAGGTAGATTTAAGATCTAAAAATGATTCTGCTACACATGAAGTTCCTAAATTACGAGATTCGAAATGGGTAAACGAAATCATTTTACTAGATAATCATCGACATGAAGCATTAGATGATATTTTGAATCGACTAAATGATTAATATGTATATTTATATAAAAGGATAAAATAAATGGATTACAGTCAAAATAAGCCAATCTGGCCGGGAAGTTCATCGTTTACAACAGGATCGACGCCTTTTGGATTTTTTGATACAGATCCTGCGTTTCAGCAACATGCTGACAGTTTTGCTAAATATGCTGCACAACATGTTGGCTATCCGATAATGGATGTTGAATTACAAGATGTAAATTTTTACACGGCATTTGAAGCTGCTGTGATGGAATATTCAAATCAAGTTAATCAGGTTAACATTGTTAATAACTTGATGAACACATTGGGTATTCAAACTGGGTCAAGTTTTTTATCTGGAGGATCATTCACAGGAGCTGTAGTTGGAAATTCATTTAGTTACATAACTAAATTATCAAAAGCATATGGTACTGAAGCAGACTCTGGAGGTACTGTAAAATGGAGAAAAGTTAAAATAGATATGGTACCTGGCCAGCAAACATATAGTTTGCGAAGTGCGGTATCAAAATCATTAGCTACTGATAACGTTGCTTTATCACAAACTAGTTCAATTGAAGTTAAGCGTGTGATGCATAATCCTCCGCCAGCAATTGTTAGATATTTTGATCCATTTGTTGGTACAGGATTAGGATCGCAGCAGCTATTAGATTCATTTAACTTTGGAGGATTTTCTCCTTCGATTAGTTTCATGATGATGCCAATACATGCAGATTTATTGAGATTGCAAGCAATTGAATTCAATGATCAAATTCGTAAGTCACATTACACATTTGAAATACATGGAGACGACATTAAGTTTTGGCCTGTACCAACTTCTGGAACTGGTTCTGCCGCATCATCTATATTTTATGGACAAGTGTGGGTTGAATATATATTCGAAGAAGAAAAAAGTAAGGATGCACTTTTATTCGGCAATACAGCACTTTTAAACGGTGTTGTAAGTGACGCATCTAATATACCATATACATATCAAACATACAGTAGCATTAATGATATGGGGCGTGCGTGGATTATTAAATATGGTGCTGCAATTGCAAAAGAAATGTTAGGATTCGTACGCAATAAATATAGTTCAGTACCTATACCAAATGCAGAAGTATCACTCAATGGATCTGAATTAGTATCACAAGGGCAGGCTGAAAAAGAAACATTAATTACGCAATTGCGTGAATTTTTAGATAAATTAACTAAAGAACAAATGTTAACAAGACAAAATGCAGAGGCAACTCAAATGAATGAGATTCTAGGCAAAGTTCCATTGAAAATTTATGTTGGATAAAGGAGATAATATATGGCACTGTTTGGGGGAAGTCGAGATGCTAAATTTTTAGCATCAATTAATTCTGAGTTATTAAATGCAATCGTAGACACTGAGATTGAATTTTTCAAATTGATTGTAGATGCTAGTCAATCTAACATGTACGGTGAATCAGAAGCAAAAACATATTATAATTCAATACTGATTCCATGTTTAATTACAAAAGAAGGAAAAACATCTAACATGGATGATTTTGGTCATACATATACTAGAACGGCTCAATTTGGAATTTCTAGAGACATTTTAGAACGAGCTGCATTTTACCCAGAAGTTGGTGATATTATTTTTTGGGACAATGAATATTATGAAATTGACAACGTAGACGCAAATCAATATTTCGTAGGAAAAAACCCAGAAACTTGGCCGAATGGAACTCAACACGGATATAGCGTATCTGTATTATGTGATACCCATGCAACCCGTCAAACTCCACTCGGAATCAAAAATATCAGACGTGGCGGAAACAATAATTTACCTGCATATAAAGGATATTAATGCCTAAAATTAATAGAGAAAATATTGATCGAAAAACTAATAAACCAAATCCAACGCATACTGATAGTATGAATGGTGATTTAGTTTTAAATCGTGCAGAGCAAACTCGTCGAGATGATGATGTAATACGTACAGCAAAACGTACAACATATGATATTGATTATGCAATTAAATGGTTTGTTGATAATGAAATACAGCCACAGATCATTTCAAATCAAATTGTGACACGCGTACCAACTATATGGTCAAACGGCGAGAAGTGGGACAATGTACGTAGATTAGGATATTTGCGTGATGAAAAAGGAATGTTACAATCTCCACTGATCATGTTGAAAAGAAACACTGTAACGGAACGAGATTCAGTAAAAACTTTAGACGTAAATCGTCCACAGTCAGAAAACGTACGTGTATATAAATCTAAATACAACGAACGAAATCGATATGAAGATTCATTATTTCCGATGCCAATAAATGAACCTGCTAATTCTGAAAAAATTTATATAGCTGATATTCCTAAATATGTAACAATTGATTATGATATGATGATTTGGTGTGATTTTACCACTCAACTAAATTCAGTCATTGATCAAATTTTACCATATGGCCGATTTGCATGGGGAAATGAATTCAACAAATTTACAACTACATTAGGACCAATTAATTTTGAAACAGTTAATACTGTTGGAGAAGATCGTCTTGTAAGGGCAACTATACCATTAACTGTTTTGGGCACATTATTATCAGAACAAGAAGTACGTAGATCTACATTGAGAAAAATGTATTCAATTAAGCAGCTAACATTTGATCAATATGTTGATGTCGATGTTGATTTATTTAGCACAACGATTGTACCTAAACAACTTATAAGATTAGCTACAAGTGGTGTTAATTTTAGTGTAACTGGTGCAACTAATGCAAAAATATCTCCAGAAACAATGGCATATTTAACTACATTGACTGAATATCAAGCAACATATTCATCTTCAACTACAGCAACTGTGAATGCATATGCAGCAATTAATCCAGTAACATTGACTACTGCAACAAAAAATGAATTTGATTTATATATCAACGGCCAATATATTGATAAACAATTATATACTTGGACTCCTAGCGATGCATCAACACAAACAATTATTTTTGATGTCGCAGCATTAGGATATGTTATAGAAACAACCGATGTGATAATTGTAAAAGGGAGATGGGCATAATGAGACAGTTTAAGCCTGGACAATTACGATCTGGATCTTTATATCCAATTACATCAAGCTTCGCTATAACGGCGTCATATGTATCGGGTATAAATTTAGATACGGGATCTTTAACTACAACTGCATCATTCAATGCATTTACTGCTTCATATACTACCGGATCATTCACCGGATCATTCACGGGCGCATTAAATGGCACGGCATCATTTGCTATATCATCATCTCGTTCGGTATCTGCTTCATTTGCTATTCAGTCGCTTAGTGCATCGTATGCACCATTTATACCTACTGACACCAGCAGCCTATTAACTACTGCTAGTATATCAAATGCTACAATAACATTTACAAAAGGAAATGGAACAACATTTCCAGTAACTGTTAATAATGTAGTAAGTGCTTCATTTGCAACATCGGCATCCCAGGCTGTTTCAAGTTCGTTTGCAACACGAGCATTATCTGCTTCATTTGCAACATCAGCATCATGGGCACCAGATACAACATTTCCATATAGTGGGTCTGCAGTTATTAGAGGAACCTTAGGAATAAACGGAAGTTTAACCGTTCTCAATTCAAATAGCCGCGCGCCAATATTTGACACCGTCGAATCTATCATATATGGACAAAATACTAGTGCAAGTATCGATTGGGATCGTCGAAGCTTACATGCATCAGATGGTGCAACTTCTATACATTGGGGCGATAGGCTGTTATATGATAACAACGAAACCCTTGCTCTTGATTGGTCAATGCGAAATGCATATAGTAGTACTGCACTAGTAATTGATTGGGAAAACTTATTGTTGATGGACCCAGAGGGGAAAATCGCGCTCGTTTGGAAGTCTCGTAACACACTAGACGCATCAGGCGCCCCTTCTATCGATTGGGATAAGCGACAGTTAATTAAATCAGATGGAGACACGATAGCATTTGATTGGGAAAATGGAGCACTAACTTCAAGTTTACATGGAACAGCTTCGTGGGCTAACAATGCCATCAGTTCCAGTTTTGCAACAACAGCTTCATTTGCAACACAAGCATTGACGTCATCATTTGCAACACAAGCATTGACATCATCATTTGCAACACAAGCATTATCTGCTTCATTTGCAACACAAGCATTAAGTGCATCATATGCTTTAAATGGTGGTGTTACACAATTACTAGCAGGTCCAAACGTTACTCTATCACCAACAAATGGTTTAGGTCAAGTAACAGTTAGTGCTACATTAAGTGGAAGTACAATTTTTAACACAGCAACAGGTTCATATGGTAGTTTTTATGATACAACAACCCAAACTAATCCTGTAGCTAATGTACCTCGTTCAATGTCTTTTAATTCAACAGACATAACAAACGGAGTATCAATATCTGGATCAACAAATCCTTTTAACACATATGTTAAAACAGAAAATGCTGGTGTATATGATATCCAATTCTCAGCGCAAATAGATAAAACAGATAGTGGAGCAGACGAAATAGTAATATGGTTACGTAAAAATGGAATTGATTTAACTGACACAGCAACTACTTTAACATTAAGTGGTAACAATGACAAACAAGTAGCAGCTTGGAACTGGTTTGTCTCTTCAGCGGCTGGAGATTATTACCAAATTATATGGATATCTGCTGATACTAATATAAGACTACTAGCAGAGTCAATTTCAGGTACACACCCAGGAATACCGTCTGTAATATTAACAGTAAATCGTGTAGACCAATTTTTATCAAATACAGGTTCATTTAATGGTTCATTTACAGGATCATTATTTGGTTC